GGCGCCGACAGCCCGGTTTCGGCATCGTGCAGCGCCAGCGTTGCCGCATCATAAAGGCACGGCTGCCAATCCGGCCCGACCCACCACCAGGGCTCGCCGGTCTGGAAACGCGGCGCTGCCCCGGCGACAACCGCCATTTCGGTGAAAACCACCGCCACTGTCTGCAACCAGGCCATTGCCCCCGCATGCGCTGGCGACAACAGGGTCGATGGCGGCAGATAGCCGGTCGTCGCGCGGCGGCCATCAGCCGCACGCTGCGCCCAGCCAGCGGGACAATATTGGTCGAGCAGTTCGAACGACAGCGACACGATGGGTTGCAGGTCAAGCGCCACGGCGCGAGCAAAGAAATCGCGATGCCAGGCCAGCGCCGGGCCACACACCGGCACGGCGGGATCTGCCAGATAGGCCCCGGCTGCCGCATCCCAGCGCAGGCCGGGAAAATGGCTCATCCCGACATAATGGACCAGCGATCCGCGGTAGCCGAGCGCGAAGATCGCTTCGACCAAACGCTCCGGCGTCTGGTTATAGCTGTCGTCATAGCCCCCGGTCATGCGTAGCGGGTGCGGTGGCACAAAGGCATCGCCAATGCGCAGCATCGACCCCGGCCCGTCGCACCTGATCGCCTCCAACCGCACCTGCGCTGCCGCCGGCACCGGCAGCGGCGTCGCGCTTCCGTCATGACCAGGCGGCACCAGCGACAGGAAAATGCGGTCGATATCGCCGGCGAACACCCGGTCGGCTTCCGCCGGCAACAGGAAGCCGCCGTCCAGCCTGTCAAAATCGAGCACGACTGTGGCGTCGTCGCCGCTGCCTTCGGCATAATGCCACAAGCGCACATACCAGATGCGCGGCACACCCTGGGCGTCACGGCCTTCGATCGTCAGCACCGGGCCATTAACAGCGTCGAGCGGCTGCACCGCGCCGCTCGAGCGCCAACGGAACGCCAGCGTCGTGCCACGGTAATCGCGGTCGGTCGCCAGCGCCAACAAGGGGTGGCTCCAGCGATCGGCCGATTCCCAGATCAACCCGGCAAGATCGGCCTGGGTCAGAAAGGCAAGGTCAACGACCAGCGTATCGGCGCCTTCAGTTGTCACCGCCGCCATCATCGGACGCGGAAAATCGACCGTCCAATAGCGCGGATCGAAACGCTTGCCCCAGCGCGTGCGCACCGGCGCATCGGGGCCGGCCAGCCAATGCCGGATCATGCCCCGGCCCTTTGCAAGGCCTGGCGCACGGCGCGTGCCACCTGTGTGCCGGTCTGCTGCATCAGCGCCGGGGTGGCATCGCGAGCGGCAGCGACATTTATCGTCACCGAAACCGTCCCGCCCCGGCCGCCGGCCATCGTCTCGACGCGCCCGGCCGCGGTCGGCACGAACAATTCGGGGCCACGCTCGCCGACTATATAGGCACTGCCCGATGTCACCGGGCCGCCGGTCGCACGCCCCGGCACGCCGCCGAACAGGCTGCCGATGCTGCTCGTCAATGCGCCCGCCAAGCTGCCGCTCCCGCCGAAAAGCGCGCCGATATCGGTGCGCAGCGCACCAGCAGCGATATCGGCAAGCGCCGACAGCGCCACCCGGCGCAGATCTTCGAAACCGAACTTGCCGGTCACCGCAGCGCGGGCCAGCGCACGTTCGATACCGGAGCCGGCGCGGTCGACCCCCTGCGCCAACGGCCCGTCTAGCTCGCGCCGGATATCGCCAACCCCGGCCATGAAGCCGGCCGTATCGGCGCGCACGCGGATCACCAGCGTGTCGAGCTCGGTCGCATCAGCCTGCATCGGGAAACTCCTTCATCAACCGGGCGAGCAGATCGCCCGTCGCCGGCGCACCATCATCAGCGACATCAAGCCCCAGCGCGGTGCGCAGTTCGGCCGGCGTCGCCGCCCAAAATTCGGCCGGACGCCAGCCGAGCAGCGCCGCCGCCACCCGCGCCGCACGCCGCGCCGCGCCTGCAAATTCGCTCATCGTCCGGCCAGCACCTGGCCGAGCAGCGCGCGCAGCGCCGGGGTGACATTGGCCAGCCCCGCCGCTACCAGCCGTTCGCCCAGAACGGCGCGGTCGAGCGCCGCCGGCGGCACCAGGCAATTCCAGAACAGCGCGGTCATTTCGGTGAGCGTCAGCCCGCCGGCGGCTGCGCGTTCGACAAGCGCGAACAACGGCCCCAGTTCGGCTTCGGCGGCAACCAGCGCGGCAAACCCCGGGCGCAGGCAATAATGGTCGTCGCCCAGCACAAGCGCGACTTCGCCGCGCACGGCATTGGCGATGGTCATGCCGTCACCACCGCGCCCGAGCTTTCGAGCGCCAGCGTGTAGGTGCGTTCACCATTGAAATCGCCGGCATAATCGAGCCGAGTGATCAGGAACTTGGCTGTCACCGTGTCGCCGCTTTCAAAACTGATACGGTAATCGTCAATCACCCCGCCGAGCGCATTGGCCTTGACGCGGCTTTCCGCCGCCGAGCCGGTGAACACGCCGGAACCGCTCAGGGATACCGAACGCACTCCGGCCCCCGACAACAGCTCGCGCCAGCCGCCCGAACCCTGGTTGGTGACCACCACGGTCTCGGCATTGATGCTCATCTGGGTGGTGCGCAGTCCGGCGACAGTGGTGAACTGCGGCGGGGTTGCACCATCGCCGACCTTCAGCAGGAAAGCGCTGCCTTTTTCCATTGCCATATCCTTGTCCTTTCACGAAAAAAACCTGCACGACGGCAGGCCGTTCAAACCACGCGGCTGCGCAGCCGGAATTCGACGATGCCCTGGCTCCAGCCTTCGGCATCGGTCAGCACCAGCGTGCGCAGCAACCGGGCCGACACCAGCAGATGGCCGTCGCGGTTGCCTGCCAGCGCCGCCAGCCGGGTTTCGACCCTGCCCATGATCGCCTTGGCACGCGCCGCGCCCGGCCCTGCATCCCAGACGTTGATCGCGATGCGATGTTCATGGCCGGTTTCGGTCTTGGTGCTCCAGTCGCTGACCAGGTCACTCCCGATAACGAGATAGGGCGGCGGCGCATCGGCCGGCGGGCCATCATGAACGCCGGTGATGCCATCAAGACCAGTCAGCGCGGCCACCAGCAGGCGCTGCATTGCCAGACTGGCACTCATGGCTGGCCTCCCTGTCCATGGTCGCTGGCGATCAGCGCCCGCAGCCGCGGGTCGGCAGCGCCGCGGCGGCTGCCAAAGGCACGCGCGGCAAGACCATGGCCGTGCAATTGCACATCCTCGCCAATGGTGACGGTGACACCGGGCAAGCCTGCCGCCCGTGCCGCCAAGGCCGATTTCGCGACCCCGGCAGCGGTTTCGCCGCGCGCGGCCGCCCGGGCCAGCAGGCCCGCCCAGATGCTCGCCCCGGTCATGCCTCGCGCGCCTCGCAGCGCAGCATGATGCGGTCACGCCGGCGCGGATCAGGCTCCATCGCCAGCACCACGAGCAACAGGCCATCCCAGCGCAACCGCGAGGTCAGGCCCACCGCCACCGGCTGGCGCAGCGTCACCCGCCAGCGCCGCCGCGAGCGCCGGGCTTCCCCGTCACCACGGCCGGCGCCATCGGGCTCGATCGCCGCGAGCCGTTCCGGCCCGGCCTGCCAGTGCCCGACATCGGCACCGGCGTCGTCGCGCGCTGGCACCCACGCCTCGATCACGACGCGCTCGCAGAGCGCGCCGGCAAATTCATCGGCCATGATCATTCCTTCAGTTGAGGCGCAGCCGACGCCACGGCCGCCACAGCGCCGCCACCGCTGCGGGCGGCGGGCCGGCATCAGCGGCATCGCGATGGCTGAACAGATGCGCCACCAGCCGTATCAGCCCCTGCCGCAACGGTTCGGGCACGCCGTTCCAATCGGCCCCCAGCCCGGCGCGAAAGCGCACCACCGGGGGCGCCCCCGCCACCGAACCACACAGACGCACCCAGCCGCACCCGGCCGGATCGATATCGCTTTCAAAAGCGCTCCCGGGCAAAAGGGCGTCGCCCTGCAGGATGCCGGTGATCGCAACCACCGGCAGTGCACTGATGCGTTGCCAATGGCTGGCCAGCGCCAGCCGCTGTTCGCCGTCACGCACGACAAGCCATTGCCCGGTAAAGGCCTCGCACAAGGCCATGGCGGTGCGGATCAGCCCCGCCAACAGGGCATCGTCATCATCGCGCTCGAGCCGCAGATACACCTTGCATTCCGCCAGGCTGACCGCCAGCGCGCTGGCGCCTCGGGACAGGATCAAATCCGCCATCACTGGTTCTCCACGCGCAGGACAAGCGTGCGTTCATCGCTGCGGCCGTCTGAAAAGATCACTCGGTTGGTGACGTGGTAAAGTTGCCCCTGCTGCCCGCCGCCCAATGTGGCGACGCTGCGCAAGGCTTCGCGGACACTCGCCGCCACCGTTACCGCGTCGCTGCCGCCCGGCGTCACCGCCCAGGTCGATTCGACCAGTGTTAGGCCGGCCGGCACATTGGCCGACCAGTCGATGGCAAAATCGATCATTGCCATCGGGTCCTTCAAGAAGATCGCCACCGATCATCCTCCCTCGCTGTCAGGTAAAACCGGC